GCGACGACCTGGGCTAGTATCGAGACCGGCAACGGGCGCGAGTTTTTCGCGGCGCGGCAGGTCATGGCCGACCTTACCCACACGATCCGGCTACGGTACGTCGAGGACCTCAAGCCCGAGATGCGGGTTAAGTACGTTGACCAGAAGACCGGGAAGACGCGCTATTTCAACATCCGCACTATCCTGAACCCGGACGAGCGCAGCGAGATGCTGGTCATGCAGGCGTTAGAGGTGCTTATCTAATGGCACGGGCGCGCAATATCAAAGTCGAGGGGCTGGACGAACTGACGCAGCAGTTCAATAAGCTGATGGCCACGGCCGAAGGCCCGGCGCTGCAGGACGCCATTTTGCAGGGTGCGCGAATGCTTGAAGACGAAGTCGAGCGCCGAGCGCCGATTGCGGCGTATCCAACGAAGAGGTTTGGTCACGTTTACAAGCCGGGCGATTTAAAAGAGTCAGTTCAGGCGGCCAAAGGTCGCCAGCATAAAAACTTCCTACAGGCCTACACTTTCACCATGAAAAACCTTGCGCCGCACGCCTACATGGTCGAGTTCGGCACCAAGGCGCACACGATTAAAGGCAAGAAAATGCGCATTCGCGGCGCGGCGTTCAGCTGGCTGGCGCGGCTCGGCGACCAGGTCCGCACAAAGATTCAGCACCCTGGCGCACGGCCCGCGTTTTTTTTCCGCGACTCGATCAAGGCCAAGCGCCTGCAGATCAAGCGACTTATCGAAGCCCGCGCTAAGGCCGCGTTTGAAGCGATCGCGAGGGCCGCGTGAGACTTTACCAGGCGCTGTACAAGTATTTGCAGACGCAAGCGCCAGTAACAGCGCTGGTGGGCACGCGGGTATACGACGCGCACGCGGACCAAGGCCGAGCGACTAAGTACCCGTGCATCGTGGTGGAGATGATTGACGACCAGCAGTTTCATTCCATCGGGGCGAATCCGACGGCAACGCGCCGGCCGATCAACATCTACTGCATGGCGCAGGGCAATGGCAAGGCGAGCGACGACCTGGCCGACATCGTCTACACCGCCATCATGGGCCAGGAAGCGGCCATCACCACGGCCAGCGGCCTAACGGTTCGCAGCACGCACTTGAACGGGCGCAGAAACGAGTACGAAGACGCGCTCGAAACCGACAAGAAACTTTACGCAACGGTCGTGGAGTTTGACATCATCCACGACGTTTAAGGAGCACATATGGCAATTCTCGCTGGCAACGCAGGCAGTTTCCGACTCACCACCAACACAGTGCTAGAGATCGACACATGGACGCTGGACGTGTCTACCGGCCTCGAAGAGACCCAGTCGTTCGGCGACACCTGGAAGGAGCGCACGGCCACCATCCGCGAGTTCAGCGGCACGGCAAGCGGCCGCTTCGACAACGCTGACACCAACGGTCACGTCGCATTGAGCACGGCGTTCCTGGGCGGCACGACGGTTTCGGCGCGGTTTTACGTCAACGGCACGAATTACTACTCTGGAACTTGTTTTGTGCAGGCAAGCCTTAACGCCAGCGAGAACGGGCTGGTGACCGCGAGCTATACGTTCACCGGCAGCGGCGCACTGACGTACACCTAGACCTAGGAGGCCACCATGGCAGTTCTTGCAGGCCGCAACGCAGACATTTACCTCGCCACGGGGGCGGGCACCAGCATGACCGGACAGGCGACGACCGCGCTAGGCGGCGGCGTCTACCAGATCACGCTGGCCGCCCGCCGGGCGATTAACCCCAACGACTCGCTGACCGTCCTTGACGGCGTGACGACTGTTTCGCCAGCGCTCTATCAAGTTGCCTGGGGTAACGGAAAGATTGTTTTCCCGAGCTACACGCCTGCTGGCGCTATTACGATTACCGGCTCGTTCCTGACGTTGTCAAAAGCTGCGCAGGGCACCGACTGGACACTCGATATCACGCCGACGCTGGAAGAGGTCCAGGTGTTTGGCGACGCCTGGAAGTCGCGGGCCGTGGTGCAGCGCGAGGGTACTTGTACCTTTGGCCGGTTTTACGACGACGCGTACTTTGTCACGAACTCGGCCAGCTACTACGTCATTGACCTTTACGCCGACTTTTCGAACACGGTCCGTTGGCGGTTTGGCGCGTCGCAATCGTCCGTGGGCATTAGCGTCGGCGAGAACGAGATCATCCGCGAGAACGTATCTTTCTCGACCATCGGAATCGTAGACTATTAGGTATGAAGACCCTTGCCGACCGCATCTTAGCGGTGCAACTTAAAACGGAAGTGATCGACGTGCCCGAATGGGACGCGAAGATTGGAATCACCGAGATGGACGCTGGCCAACGCATCCGTTTCGGAGAAGATGCGAAGCGCACACCGGCGCTTGCCATGGTGCGGCTGTTGATCGCTTCGGCGTTTGACCCGGAGACGGGTAAGCCGGTGTTCGAGCAGGCCCACCAGGACGCGCTGCTGAAGATGTCCGGCAGCGTGATCGACCGCGTTGTAACGGAAATCTGCCGCATCTCTGGCCTAACCGAGAACGCGGCGGCTGAAGCCACAAAAAACTAACCGGCGAGCGTAAGTTTGCGTTTGCGCTCGCCGAGCACCTACACATGACGGTTGGTCAGTTGTTGGCGACGATGTCATCGAGCGAGTTTTCCGAATGGGGAGCGTATCTGGACATGAAGCACCAGGAGCAGGAAAAGGCATCGAAAGAAGCGGCGGCTAAGGCGCGAGGTCGCCGCTAATGCCTGTTCTGAGCAACCTGATCGTTCGCATCGGGGCATCGACCGACGACTTCGATAAAAAGGTCAACACCAGCCTGAATAAAATCAAGCGCTTCGGTGCGGATGTGGCGCAGGCCGGGCAGGCGTTGTCTATTGGCATAACTGCGCCACTGGCAGGGGTGGCGGCGGGGGCTTTGGCTGCTGCTGCCAAGATGGAATCGCTGGGAAACGGCCTAGCCGCTACCATGAAGTCCACCAAGGCGGCCGCCGAGGAAATGGAGCGGCTCAAAGAGGTGGCAAAGCTACCCGGCCTGAATCTGGAAGACGCCGTTAAGGGCTCAATCAGGCTGCAGGTGCTCGGCAACAGCGCCGATGAATCGCGTCGAATCATGATGGAGCTGGGGAACGCCCTGGCCGTAGTTGGTGGCGGCAAGGAAGATTTTAGCGAGGTTATCAAGCAGCTTTCGCAGCTGGGCGCGGCGGGAAAGGTGACGAAAGAAAACCTAGACCCGATCATCGAGCGTATCCCGCAGATTGCCGCGATCATCAAGGAAAAGTTTGGACCGGCGGCGATTGGTGATCCAGCCAAAGTCTTTGAGAATATGGGGATTAGCTCTCAGCAGTTTATCCGCATTATCACGAGCGAGCTGGGCAAGAGCGAGAGGGCTACTGCAGGGGCCAAGACGGCGTTTGAGAATTTGCAGGAAGCAACGGCCCAGGCAACGGCGGAGTTTGGCAAGGCGCTGCTTCCAGTTGGGCAGAGAGTAATCGACGAGTTTTTAAATCCTGGCGTTGAGCGCGCGAAGGCGCTGGCCGATTCGTTTAACGGTCTGTCGGACAGCAGCAAAACGGCAGTGATTGAGATGGCTGCATTTGCCGCGGCGCTGCCGGTGGCAATTCTGGCGCTTGGCACAATGGCCGAAAAGATTGCCGCCATTATTCAGGGCGCCATGAAGTTTAGGGTCGCCATTGCCGCTGCTATCGGCGTGGTCGGCGCGTTTGGCGCGGCGCTCAACGCGCAGGTGCTGGCCATGGCTGGCGTAGCGGCGGGGACGCAAGCGGCGACGCTTGCGATTGGTGCGTTTTCGGCGGCTGCCACCGTGGCTGTCGCCAGCTTGGCGGTTTTGGCGTATGCGGGATACGAATTGTATGACGCGCAGAGCCAGGTGGATCGGTCAACTAAAAGCCTTTCGGATAGCACTGAGATGCTACTGAAAAAGCTGCGCGACAAGCAGCCTTGGAACAACACCGAAGTTTCTAGGCTGACGACTGCGTATCGAGAAGGCAAGTTGACTCTTGAAGAGTTCAATACCAAACTGCGCGCTGTGGCCAAGCGACTGAGCGGCCAGGGGAAGGTCGCCGTATCATT